ATCCCCTTCTGAGGAGCAAGGCGGTTACCCATAGCGGATTTGTCACGGTACATTATGAAAGTCTCCTCATCAAAGCATCACGCCTCGCAGCGGCCTTGTTGTCTCTAATAGTATAACCCGCCCTATCAGTAACCTTACCAACAGTTGGCATAGGACGTCCACTACCATAATGTTTCTTACCCACAAACGACGAATTAAACCCACCACCTGCTTTAGGAGGCTCACTAAACTGTTTGCGAATGTTTTGCATAACCGTATTCTAGCCTATACACTACGTAATTTCGGCAGAAACAGTCTGTTTCGGGTTTACGTAAGTCATCAAAGAAAAAATACGTGCCGGGGCAGAGCTACTCGAACCATTTGTCGTGTGTTCAATAGTGAAATAAATTTGCCTAAACCGCAAAGATTTTAAAAACTTCACAAAGATGCGGGTAAACGCAACACTCGTGTCAGTAACTGTCGTAGCAATCGGAGGAGTACCGCTAGAGGGGCTGCCCCACGTAAACGACAACTCATCCTGCCACGTAGCACTGTCATACAACTCCTGCCACGTCGTCGCAAACACGTGAGAAATAACATACGCCGTTCCCGTAACACTGCCCTTAAACGAAGCATCCAAACCCCACCAAAACAAACGCTTATATATAGAACTAGCCTGATAGTTAAAGTTCTTCGTCTGAATGACACAATCCATGTTTTCTTGAACATCTGCATACTCGTCCGTAATTTGGAGCAAGGGGGCTACCCTAGTGCCCCCACTCGCTACAGCAATGTTTGAATGAGTCAAAACAATCGACTTATCTTCGCTATTACTACGCGGAAGCATTTTACACAACGACCCATACTCGTCAGACCGCCACGTAGTCCACGCCCGAGTTCGCAAACTATACACAAACATTTGGTCAAAATAAGTAAACACAATACGCCGGTTAAACTCCGACACAGCATAATTATTGTGCAACCCCGAAGTAGCTGTAGAAGTGAACGGAGTCTTCACATTAATCTGATTAGCCCTATTATTTGTAAACTCAAACGCTTTATCGTCGTACATAAAATAAATGTAACTTTCAAACTGCGTAATCGCATACCGAGAATTCAACCCAACCGTAGGCACAACCAACGACACTACCGCAGCTGCAGGGTCAGACGTGTACTGCAACCCATAAATAGACGCTGTACGAAAAATTAGCAAAGTGTTAAAGTACACCACCAACTGCACAATGTTTTGTCCGTCCCCCGTACCAATGTCCACAAAATCGTTAGTTGCCTGCCACAAAGAAGGGTCTGCAATAGTTCTAGACCTGTACAACCGAGTACCCTGGTTTGCACTATCCTTACCTTTAGCAACCCACAAACGGCCCTTAAACGCCACAATCAAATTACCCTTAGGCATATTACTGTCGGTAGTAAAACTACCTCCAGGGGTCCAATACCCGCCAGGGTTAGTAGAACCGACAGGGGCCGTCAACCAAGCTTTATCATCAAACTGTACAAACCCCGCAGCCGCAACGGTGCTCGTAATAAGAACCCAAGCAGTACCATTAAAATAATAAGTTTTACTGTCCCCATCAGAAGCCAACAAATAAGATACCGTCTCAGACACTTGATAAGTCCCCAAAAACTCGATATCCCCAGCAGCTTCCAATGGAAAATCAATGTCTAAATCTTCAATCGGGGGGCGTGACTTTAAAGACCCGTCAAGGTCTAATTCAAAATTTTGACAAACAGTGAGTTCGTTGTCAGCAATGGCTGTGGGGTCGCTGAACGTATTAAGGCCACCAACAAAAGGCCCTACCTGTATAGACGCTCCTGGCATAGCCTCTCCTAAATAAGTTCGTAGACAGTGCCTTTTTCGTAAGTCATGTTCTGACTTAACATTTCGTTCTGACCCCGCTCGGCAATGCTGGAACTAAACTCGGCTTGCTTAGCCGCCATCATTTCAGGGTTTTCGTCCATCTCATAGGCACGCATAAGTACATAGTTCACTACATCAGTGAAGCAATCGTCAGGAACCGACAAAACATCAGTAGTAGTCACTGTGACATCTGTCGGTTGTGCAAAATATCGAATGCTCATTGTGTAATCTTTGTTAGGAATAGGCCAAAAAGTAATATCCCCCGACCAGCTGTACCAAAACTGAGGAGCCCCAATTTCCAAACCTTCCGGGTCCGACAAAGAAATACTTTCCTCCGCCTGAGCAACACTGATGTTACCAATCCTGCGACCATTCAAAGAAATACTTGCAACAGTATTAATTAAAGGGGTAACCGAAGTAAGACTGTACGTGGATGTGCCCGCCACAACCGAAATAGTTGCTGTAGCGGGGATAACACCAGCGGCTTCCGCAATTTCATTCTGGGCGTCGTTAATCCAGCGAACAATGTCAGCGTTTGTAAGTTGTACGCCGGACTCGTCACCAAAAGCACGTTTTACATAGTCGTAGATTTGTCCAACCGTTTTAGTAGGATTGCTATACGTCATCGCTCAAACTTCTTTCCGTTATGGGTGACTGTGTGCTTCTTGTCGCGTCCACCGGAAGCCAAAAATTCGATATGTTCGAGTCTATCCTCAATATCGTCTTCTTGCCTCTTCATCTGAAGTAATTGTTTTGCGTTCTCTTCAGCCTCAATCCGTTTCAAAACGTTTTCAGCTCCGTGACGTACCACGTCACCGTCAAACAACCACGCAACAATTTTGTGGGGCTCCTTCATATCCTCAGGCGACAGGAAACGCACGATATATTCTGGCATATTGTCCGGTTTATCGAGGATAGCCCAAGGCTTTTTCTTTTCCTCAGGCTCCGTTCGCTCTTTCTCGGGAATGTAAATTAGCGAATAAGTAGGTTTTAGGTCCTGTAACACCTGTGCCAGACGCACATGGTCTTCGCTAACAAACTCTCCAAGGTCAGAGTTCCAAATTTGAGCTGATTGTCCTAGTGTAATAGTCATGGGTTTATTTTAGCTTATTCGCCGGCTAAAGTACCCCAAGTCACCCCATCAGCGGGGATACCGGCATCACCGTTAACCCAAGTGCTGGAACTAGATTCGTACACAAGTGCTTGACCGTTGGTAGGAGTAGTAATGTCTGCCGACAGAATCTCCTTACCCGCATTGTCAGAATAAAAGCGGTGCTCATAGTCTGCAAGGCTGAGGCCTTCAGGAAGTTCTGAGGCTGCTTGGTAAAAAACAAGTTTGTTTTCCATTATTTCTCCTAAAAATAAAGAACGCCCTGACCCCATTATAGGGCCAGGACGTTCTTTATGCGAAGCTCTAGGCTTCCGTGATGTCCGAAATCAGCCCGTGGCTGTTACGGCGGTCAGTACCAAGCTCGTGGTACTCAACCATGCGAGCGTAGTATGCGTCGTAATCACCATTGGAGTCACGAACCTGCTTCCACATTGAACCATCACGGTCAATGAAGTGCCAGTCTTCGTCACGGTAGTAAGTGAGCGCATCTTCGTTCACAAACCACTGCTTACCAATCGGTGCGTCGGGGTCAGCTACGACAGGGATTTCTCCGCGGTCAGTAGTGAACGCGAGGCCAGAGAATCCACCAGTGAATTCCTGCGTGTTAACCGTCTGACGCAACTGCGAAAGAAGGTTGAAGTACGCACGGCGAACACCGAGCGACTGCAGGATAAGGGAGGTCGAACCACCCTTAACACGGATGTCATCTGCCATCTTAATCATCAGGCTCTCCGACAGGGCGCGTCCGGTACCACCGTTAGCGTTAACGGAAGCTTTCCATTCAGGCTCAGTCGAGGGGTCGATGTTGTAGAGGGTACCGGAGTCGCTAATGATAGCGGCAAGACCAGTCAGTTCGCGGTTACCACCGGCAGCCACACCAGAGCCCTTGCGGACAATGATGTCAGCAGAAGCAAGTGCGGTACCGGGGGTAGTCGTGAAGGTAACCGTGTTGGCACCGGCAGCGAGACTTACAGCAGAAACAACCAATCCGGTGTTATCAACTGTGGTGCCCGTCTGAGTGTCAACAACCATACCAATCTGGAACAAGCGAGCGTCAGAGACAGGGACAACAGCACCAGTGTTAGCACCGGTAGCCACCCCAATAGCACCGTTACCGGTACCGTAAATCTGACGGTTCATGTCCTTCTTCAGGTCGTTCTTCAAACCCTCAACCTCGTTGTCCAACGCCTTAGCAAAAGCTTTAGCATCGGTGTCAGAGAGGCTGATAGCCTGACCGGTCAACTGAACTCCACCATAGGCGTATTTCAGTCCAACACGTGCTGCAGCGTGTCCTTGCTGACCTGGGGTCGGCAGAGCCTCGGACTCGAAACGAGAACCGATACCGCTGTTACGGCGTGTGTGAATGGGGAAAGTAACATACTTTCCACCAGTTTCGTTGGTGACACCAGAACCACTGCGAGTAATACGCTTCAGAGCGACAATTTCGTCGTTCAGCTGCTCGCGGATACGTCCCTGGTACACCTCCTTGAGATATGACTCAATAGTTGCAAGTGTTGCAGCCATTGTCTTTCCTTTCTAGTTGAAAGGAGATTAAGCTTAAATTATCTACCTGACGAAATAGATGCTGCGATGAGGCTTTGAACATCATCCCTGGACATCTTCCCCAACGGCTTGTTTTCCTGCTGTTGAGGCATTCCGCCAGAAGTTGGTAGCAATCTAGGTGCCGAATCTCCTGGGCGCGGTACTGCGCGAATACGGTTTACTGTTTTTTCAACATAGTTCTTCGCAACATCCTCTAGTTTAGTGGACTTACCAGTGCTTTGAAGTTGGAACGCTGCCCTCATCAAAATTTCCTGGACGTCTTCTTCACTAAACTCAGGGTTTGCCTGCTTCAAACTGTTGATTTCCTGCTCAAGTGCTGAGTCAGCTTCTTGCTGAACCCTTACCTGCTCTTGCTGTTCCAGAAACTGCTGCATTTGCTGCTGTTGCTGTTCCAACTGAGCAAGACGAGGGTCCTGCACTTCCTCATCCTCAGTGCTTTCTTCTTCGTCTACCGCATCCTGAAGTTCTTTTTCAGTTTCCGGCATCCGACCATTTTGCTTCAGGAATTCACCCAACGCACTGTAAATGGTTTCAGGTTCGGTATCAAGACGCTGAGCGATGCTTGCATAGTTCTGCAAATCCTCTGGCGACCCCAACTCGGAATACTGCTTAAGTTGTTGGTTCAATGACGAGATACGCGATTCAGCGTTCTTGTCAAAGTTCTTGAGGTCGTCCTGAATAGCGTGAAAGCTAACAGGGTCTAGTTTTGTACGCAAAGACTCCCAAGCGGGGTTCCCTCCTGAAGCATCTACTTCGGGAGCTGTCTCCGCTGTTTCTACTGGCCCTGAAGATTCCGACACTTCCGGTTCTGTGTCAATCTCTGTACCTGTAGTTTCGTCCATGTTGTACTCCTTATCGCCGTACCTCCCAGTGAGGCCCTAGCATTGTGGATTTAGTTTACTATATTTAGTTGTTATTTACACACGTTCTAGGAAAGAGCGTGAATTGCATACGTCAAATCGTTGTAAGTCATTTTAAGGACTTCAGCGTTTGTGTACGTGGTTGCGTCGATAGCCTGTAGCTCAGTCTTAAGTTGAGCTA